GCATAATACTGGCGCAATAAAGCCAATTTCGCATCATATTCATCTTGAATTCCTTTGTTTACAAGAGCTTGCTGTTGTTTTTCAGATTCTACTTTAGCTTCCTGTTGTTTTGCTAGCGTTTCAACTTCATTTTTGTAATTAATGTAGTTTTTATGCTCATAACTACCATAGCCAAAGCCAGCAACGGCAATTAGAATCAAACCAGCATAAATATAGGTGCTAATAGGAAGTGGAAACATTATTGTGGCTCCGTGTCTTTTTTCATCATTACGGATGCACCGCCAGCTCCCGATACTATACCGAGAGATTCCGCAAGCTCACGGAGACTGACAGCAGTATGAAATACTTGATAACCTGCCAAACAAATAATAGTAATAACACCGAAAAGCCAAGTAACCCGACCAATGTCATAGGTTTCATTATCTTTTCCCGTTAATAAATGTTTGAAAAATTCTTTCATTTATCAGCTTTTTTATCTAATTTATCTAAAATTCGCTGTAAAGTTGTTTCTAATTTGTCAAATTTTGCATCTAAATCTACCTTACGGACATAATTCATAGGTAAATCAATTTCAATACTTTTTACGGATTCTTTTAATTTGTCCACAGAATCCCAAATTTGTTTACACCACCAACCGATAGCAACAAGAATGGCAGAGCCAATAAAATTAATAACTGGTTGCCATTCCATGGCTTACTCCTTAACTTCCTCGGGTTTTGGCACCTGTGGCTCACCCTGAGATTTGATTTTTACCATAAGCTGAAAGGCTCCCGATTTGCTCGGTAAATCTCCCAAACTCTCTAAAATAAAATTAACTTCTTCAATTTCTAAATCTAGCTTAATCATGTCTTTTCCTTTATTAAACGATTACTAAACGACTACCAGTTGAAACAGTTACCACAATACCTGTATTAATTGTAATCTTACCAGCCGCCACCGCATTATAGTTAGATGGAATTGTCACATTAGCTGATACAGTAGTTGCATTATATATAAATGGATTATTAGAGGTTGCCGTAAATCCAGCAGAAGAGGTAAATCCTGCTCCTGTATAGGCGTTGCTTGTATTTAAGGCATTTGCTGTTGTAGCCGTAGTTGCTGTGGTGGCAGAACCAGCAGAACCAGTCACATTTATTGACCAAGTTCCACTTGCTCCTGATCCCGTAGGAGTTGGCGGAGTGTAGCCCAAAGCGGTTGTAACATCGCTGGAGGATAAGGTTACTGCTCCAGTTCTAGTATTAAAACTGCTAACGCCTCCTGCTGATCCATTGGAAGCCGAGGTAATTCTGCCATAAGCATCAACTGTAATATTGGTATTTGTATATGATCCAGCCGATACTGCTGTTGTAACCAAAGCTAATGTAGGAGTTGTTCCGCCAGTAGAGCTAATTTGCCCTGTTGTTCCATTAACTGCTGTAACACCACCGCTTGATGTTCCATTTGCCGCCGAGGTAATACGCCCTTGTGCATCTACTGTAATATTAGCGTTTGTATAACTTCCTGCGGTTACTGCTGTATTTGCAAGGGCTATGGTTATAGCTGATGAGCCATTATAGGAAGTTCCGCTAAGACCTGTTCCAATACTTAAAGCATTAGCAAGACTACCTACTCCAGTTACCGAGCTAGGCGCAAGGTTTACCCAATTGGTGCCGTTGTAACTTAGTAAATTAGCCGAGGCTGGAGAAGTTAAAGCGACATCCCCTAATGCGGATAAATTGCCAGCTCCAATTTGAACAACAGCAGTCCCGTTGTTAATAAATATTTTTTTATCCGCCATATTAACTCCCAATTCACCTGAGGTGAGATTGGAAGTTGTAGGCGTATTGTTAGCGGTATTTGACCGCTTTGGTTTTATTACATTAGCCATTTGGCATCCCTATATTTGCTATATAGCAGGGTTAAAAAAATTAGAAAGTTCCACCATCCACATTAATTGAATATTGAGCGGCACTTGTAATTTGACCTTGTGCATTAACTGCAATTTGCATTGTAGTTGTGCCATCGGTAGTTCCGTATGTTCCTGAGGTAACTGCCGTATTAGCCAAAGCAACAGTAACTGCGCTTGATCCGTTATAGCTTGTTCCACTTAAACCAGTTCCGATTGTCAAAGCAAATAGGCTATTTCCTAAAGCAACACCCGAAATGGTCGAATTGGTCAATCCGCTGTTAGGAATTGTCGCATTAATTTGGCTAGGAGCAATACTAATTGATTGCGCAGATAACGCTGTAAGCTGACCTTGTGCGTTTACAGTTGCGCTTAATGTTTGGCTTGCGCTTCCATAAGAACCAGCGGTAACGGCGGTATTGGAAATGCTAAATACTCCGCCTGACAAAGATAAGCCTGTGCCTGCGGTATAAGTTCCTGCTCCGCTAAACTGAGCCCAAGTAACAGGGGTTGTTCCTAATGTGCCTCCCGGATCAACGGTACATACCCAACCAGTATCGGCTTGAGTTGTGCCTTTTTCCACAAATACAAATGCGGAAACCAATTGAGTCCATGTATTGGCATCGGTAGTTCTTGTCCATACAGTCGTTTGAACATTGTAAATACCGTTGGCAGAAGGAGAAGCTTGGTTTTTGACCAATACTCGGTCGCCAGCAACAACTGTTACTCCGTCAATGGTTTGACCGCCAACCAATGTAATAGAGCTAGTTGTAGCGGCTACAACGGCAGATTTAACATTCAAACCTTGTGCAACGCTGTCCACATAATTTTTAGTGGCGGCATCTTGAGCATTAATTGGATCAGATAAAGAGGTAATTTTGTAATTACCAAAAGAAACATCACCAGTAGGCGCAGATAGGTCGCTAATGGAAGCTACCGCACCGACTGTGGCACGACCTTTAGCATCTACTGTAATCTTGGTATAAGTGCCTGCGGTAACGCCTGTATTGGATAATGTGCCTGTTCCAGTTACATTGGATGTTCCGTCAAAAGAGCCTGATGTATAAGCAAGGTCTCCTGTAATGGAAATGGTGCGACCAGTAGCCAAAGCAGTAGCCGTTCCAGCCAAACCTGTAATAGAACCGCTAATAGTGGAGCTAAAGGTTTTTGTTCCACCAATAGTTTGAGCAGAGTTTAAATCTACAAATGCGCCATTACCAGCAATAGGAATAATAGAGGTAGCAGAACCGCCTGTGCCACCTGTGCCTGTTCCGTAATACAGAATATTAGTTTGTTCATTAAACGCCATTTCAGCGTTCGCCAATGAAGAAGGAGCACCAGCACCACCGCCATTAGCCCGTCTTTTGATTCGTATGGTATTGCTCATTTAATGCTCCTAAAAGTTTCCGCCATCGGCTATTTCAAGTTGATTTACATTTATCCATTCATTACTAACAAACATAAGCGCATCAAAGTTTTGCGCTCCAGTAATAACAACTGGATAACCACCAATATCTGTTCCGCCACTTGGTCCTTGTGGTCCTGCTGGTCCTTGTGGTCCTATTAATCCTCTGTCAATGGTAACTTCCGTCTTACCGACTGGAGTAACTTCGACATTTATATTATTTTGTTGAGTAACTGATACATCGGTAGCATTAACCGAAACCGCTATATCGTTTACAGTTCCTTTGGTAATGGATAGAGTTGCCATATCAATTTACCACTCCATCTGATCTAACTAGATACAAAAGGAAAATAATCGAATCTTGAGCTGGATTTGAGCCTACGGCAGGGAATCCAACCTTAATGCGACCACTAAATGCAACAGGATTATCGGCTGAAATATTGAGTTGAGGATCAGTAGAAATGACATCCCAAGCGGTTTCGTCAATGACTAAGGTAAATAGTCCATTGGCATCATCTCGGTTTGTAATAGTCAAACTTACTGGAGCAGGTTCGGGCACATAATCGGCAATATCAAAGGATAAGCCATAGCGAGTATCTTGAAGGTTAGATACATTCCTGCGAATAATTTGGGCATCAATGGAAGCTCCCGTTAAATCAACTGGAGCGCCATTGGAGGAAAATACTAGATTCCAAAAGGTTTTTTGACCATATACTAATTCGCCAGCAATACATGGATTGTCAAATCCGCTGACCTGCGTAATGGTATTTTTGCTAAATAATGCCATGATTTATCCCAATTCTCGGTTTTCAGCACTAGGCACTCCCAGTAGCCGCTAATCATGTCTTATTTTATGTATTTATTGTATCAAACTATCCAATTAAAGCATTAATTTCCGCATCGGTAAGACCTAATTTTGCCAATTTATCTAATGCAGAAGCCTTTGCGTCTTTAGCAGCTTGTTCTGCTTGTGCTTCTTGGGTTTGTAGTTCTATTAATTTAGCTTGTGCTTGAGCCATATCATATTGAACTACTTGCTCATCTTTATCATAAGCAATATCGCCACGAATGGTAATTACAAAAGAATTTAAAGCACGAATTGCATCATGTAAGTCTGCCATATTAGCTTCCTGAAATTTCTAAAAGAGTAATTGTTGCTATTCCACTAAAATCACTACCACTTCTAGTATTAAACCAAAATGTTCCAGCATCTGTTTTTATATAAATTGCATAGGTAGTGGATGAAGTGGTTGCTGGACTGTCTAAATAATTACTAGAAACTGTATACATTCCTGAAGAACCACTATTTTGTGGAATAAAAAGAGAAGATGCTTGATAAGTTGTTCCAGTTCCAGATGCACCAGACAAAATAGAACCATTTCTATAAATTTGAGTTTGAAAACTATTTGTTGTCGCACCACTAAATGTATAATTAATTAAAATTTTACTTGTAGTGCTTTGTGGAGTAATTGAAGCAGTTAAACCTGTTGTAATATAAGATGTGCTTGAAGAAGAAAAGTTAGTATTTAAAGTTGAACTAACCACCTGTATTACTGTATTTCCACTACCATATAAAGATACTGACATAATATTTCCTTAAACAGGATTAGCGATTGCTACTAATTCGGCAGTTGTTTTGGCGGCAGAAATAGCGGTGCGACCAGCAGTCAATTCAGCAGTAAAGTCTGCATCAGATACGCTGTTTTCAATACCAGCTAATGTGTTTAATTGACGCTTTTGCGCAACATTTACAGCAGATGAATTGTATTGTGCCAATTTAATAGCCTGTGCCTTAGCAAAATTTACTGTTACTTTGCCATCTGCAAGTTCCCAAGCATCAAAAAATTGTGCGTCTGAGCCAGTAGGCAATACAGAGTCATCAACAATAATTGCACCTGCTGGGCAGTCTTTTGCTAAGACTTCGTTAATTGGCAATTCGCCTGTAGGGACACAGACCGAAACACCGCCATTGGGGTTTTGAAATATGATTACTTGAGCCATTTTTATTCCTTTGTTAATCGTAAAATGCTGCATACATTCCATCAGCTTCATTGGAAGCTGCGGAGATTGCATAAGGTCTTAAATTACAACTAGATGCTGTATTTGTAGCGACACTATAAGGCTGTAAAGTTCTTCCAGATGTTCCTGTAGAAGAAGCATAAGTTGATGTGCCTATTACTGAATAGTTAGCATCAGCTAAAGCATTTGTAAAATTGACTGTATATTGCGAGCCACTTACAGTTACAGTTATGCTACTTACATTGTAAGATTTTTTAATGCTTACAGTTCCGCCATTTGCTGAAAAATTTACCCAAGCCTTTGCGCTACCATAAATGGCATTATCCATTGCTGTGCTATTACCAGCACCATCTTGTAGAGTATCTGCGACTATTGTTCCTGCCATGATTTATCCTTTATGCGCTGAATATTGCAACATATCCATAATAGATATTATTTTGTGAACCACCAGCAGTATATGAAGAAACAAGTCTTACACTTGTGGTTTGTAATGCTGTTGTTGTTCTTGCTGGAGATAAAATTCTGTTGCCATTAAGAGTAGAATTTCCTTCATCTTCTTGGCAACCACAAATTACACAATAAACTGTATTTGGCATAGCAGTAGAAAAATTTACTGTGTAATCAGCAGAACCATTTACTGTAACTGAACTTACATTAAAAGAAGCAGATACTGTTCCAGCAGTATTTCCATTTCCACCAGTAAAAGTTACCCATGCTTTAGCAATACCGCTATAAGCATTATTAGTGCTAAATAAGCCTGTATCTGTATTAATTGTATTTGCGACTAGAGTGCCAGCCATAATTTATCCTTAAACGATTACCCAACGACTACCTGTGGATACTGTAACTACAATGCCAGTATTAATTGTTACTGTTCCAGCAGATGAAGCATTTGATCCTGTTGGAATTGTATAATTAGTTGTAATAGTTTGTCCATTTAAAACAAACACCTGATCTGATCCGCCACCTGTTGCACCACCGCCAACAGAAGTCCAAGTTGTGCCATTATATCCTTCAAATTCATGTATATCGGTATTAAAACGAATATATCCAGCTAAAGGAGATACATCACGCTGAGCCGCACTACCTTTAGGAAGAATTTGAGAACCTGTTAATGAAGTAATTGCTCCTAAGGAAATTAATGCGGTAGAAGGACTTGTTCCACCAGTTCCGCCATTGGCAAAAGGCACGC